CGTGGTCGGGCCGGTTCCGCGGGCAGACCGCTCTTGATCGTGCGCGATATGTGGACGGCCTGCGGATCTCCGGCCAAGCAACCAACGTCACCTGGTCTGAATTCTCGTATCTGGTCATCGTCCGGCGCTTTCTGCCGGTCTACGAGCGCTTCTATGAGATTCCGTACCGGATTGAGTGCGAAGTCATCGCCGATCTCACCCAGGCGGTCACATCGCTGTCCAGTCAGGGGCCGGACGACCTGATCAACGGCGATGTGTCGTTTGCGAGCGGTTTGCTAGACAAGATCGGCAGCCCCACCCTGACGAGCGCATTCCAGTCGGTGCAAAGTGCCATTTCTTCGGTCTCCACCTTCGCTACTGCGGCGCAAAGCCAGTTGAACGGTGTCCTCCAGCCAATTCAGCAGTTCCGGCTACAGGTTCAGACGCTAACAGCGCAAACGAATAACGCACTGATCAATGTGACGACGCTGGGCGGCATCCTGCCGAGCAATCCTCTGTCGCAGAACGTGGCAAATCTATCGAACACGCTTTCCGCGGCCCAGCAGATTCCATTGCTTATCAACCTCGACCGGGTGACCGGCCGCATCGGCGCCAATGTCGGCTCGCTGTATCTGAGCGCAAAACAGTCGACCATGGCCGGCGGCAATTTGATGGATATCGCAGCCAAGGAATATGGAGATTTCCGGTCCTGGACTGGCATTGCCAAGGCTAACCCGCAACTCGGCGGCGACCCGCAGTTGACCGGCATCAACACGATCACCATTCCGCCCAACGCGGATAGTTCTGGCGGCGTCCTAAACTCGTAATGGCCTATCTCAATCAAGTGCCCGCGCAGTCTGTTGCGCGGCAGCCGCGCGCGCTCGTCAAGATCAATGACACGATCGTCCCGGGGATGATTGATTTTTCGGTGGACAGCAATTCGTTCTACTCGGCCGATACGTTTCGTGTCGTGTTCGCGACATCGCTTCTGCCGGCCGCGTTCAACGTTGATTGGTTTTCGACTGTCACCGAAGCGTTTGTCGAGATCTTCGCAGGCTTTCCTGACGACCCGACCAATTATTCACCGGCGGACCTGTCGAGCCTAATCTATGGCCGCGTCGATGATATCGATTTCGATCCATGCGGCACGAAGATCACGCTAACCGGGCGAGATCTGACTGCGGCGATGATCGACACGAAGTTGACGAAGCAGTGGAACAATCTGACGGCTTCCGGGGTGGCTACACAGTTAGCCAACAAGCACGGTCTGACGCCGCAGGTCACGGCAACGACAGAGATCATCGGCAAGTACTACCAGATCGACCACGTTCGCATCAACGCTGAACGCAGCGAGTGGGATTTGCTGGCATGGCTCGCAGCCGAAGAAGGTTTCGTCGTGTATGCCAAGGGGCACACACTCTTCTTCGGGCCTGATCCGCGGACGCCAGATACACCCTATCTCGTCAGATGGCAGGCACCTAGCGACACCGCTGGCTATTCGACCATGAACGGCGGTCGCGCCAGTTTTCACCGCAGCCTGACCGTCGCCAAGGGCATCACTGTGGTTGTTCATAGCTGGAACAACAAGCAAAAGAAAGGGTTCGACGGCTACTACCCTAGCCGCCCAAAGGCGATTCAGGCTGGCAAGGCAAGTCCCTTCGGCAATACGCAGACGTACGAATTCAATATCCCCGGATTGACTCAGCAACAGGCGGTTGCCCGAGCGCAGGCCCTGTACAACCAGATCATCAGGCACGCAGTGAACTTTGCCTACGACGCGCCGGCAGATGACCTGCTGACGGCGCGCGTCATGATCCAGACGGAAGGCTTCCCCGGCAGTTTCAACCAGACGTTCTACGTTGATTCGGTCACGCGCGAATTCAGCCTAGATGCAGGCTATTCGATGCATGTACGCGCGAAAAACCAAAATCCCGACCTTCAAGTCAGCAACCTTGCCGCATGAGACAACTTCAGAACGCGATAACGCAGCGGGCCATGCTAGCCGCGGCGCAGAAGATTTCGCGCATGCACGGCCTGGTGCAGAGCTATGACCCGAACACCTATTCGGTGAAGGTCACTCTTCAGCCGAGCAGCGTGTTGACCGGCTGGATTCCGATCGAGACGCACGCGATCGGCGATGGCTGGGGAATTGCATATGGCCCGCAGATCGGCGACCAGGCGATCGTAGATTTCGCCGATGGCGACCCTGAAGCGGCGACCGTCTCCGGTTTCATCTACAGCGATCAGGACCGCCCGCCTCCGGTTCCGTCTGGCGAGCTCTGGACCGTTCACAAATCGACGTCTGCATTGAAGTTCCTGACCAACGGGGACGTCACGCTGCATGTTGCAGGCAACTATACGGAGACTGTAACCGGCACGGCGACACGCACCGCGTCGCAGCACCACGTCATCGGTCCGGTGCAGATGGACAACACGCTAAACGTGACCGAAACGTTGAGCGGCGAAGGTGGCATGGCAATTTCCGGAGATAACGGCTCCGGCAAGACGTTATCTATCGACGGCGACCTGAACACAAATGGCGCCATCACGAACAACGGTCACGACATCGGCAGCACGCACAAACACATTAACTCTGGCGGCTCAGGCCTCGGTGGCGTTCCTCAATGACCCAGCAACTCTTCTCCGACCTGTATCACTGGTACGGCGGCGATATTTCGGCCAGTGCGACTGGCGATCTGCAAACGGCGACTGGCGACACTCGCAGCCAGCAACGGATCATTCGCCGCTTGTGCACGAACCCGGGTGATTACATTTTTCACCCTGAGTACGGCGGCGGCCTGCCGAAGTTGATCGGCTCGAATGCGTCGGTTTCCGAAGTGAAAGCTATCGTCCAGTCGCAGCTCAAGCTCGAGGATTCAATCCTTCAGTTGCCAGCGCCGCTCGTCACGATCACCAGCATCACCGCTGGAATGCAGATTCAGATTCAGTACACCGATGCGCTTTCGCGCAAACCGGTCCTTTTGTCCTTCAACGTAAACATCTGACATGGCGATTTCGACGAAGGACTTCGACACACTGGTTAGCGAGACCGTCGCCAACATCCAGGGCTACGCTAAAGTCCTCGTCGACTTGACGATTGGCTCAATTCTCCGGTCGGTCGTCGAGGCGACGGCTTCCGTCGTTATGTGGCTGCAGGGACTCGTGCTTGCCGGCGTCGCATTGACCCGCGCGGCCACATCGAACGGCACGGATCTGGACACATGGTTTGCCCAGTTCGGGTTCTCCCGGCTGCCGGCAACGGCAGCGACGACGCAGGAAACGTTCTCGCGATTCACGCCCACGAATCAGGCTCTGATTCCTGTCGGAGCCATCGTTCAGACGGCTGACGGAACGGTCCAATTCGCCGTCATTGCAGACACCACGAATGCAGCCTATAGCGCGAGCCAAGGAGGCTACGTGCTGCCCGCCGGTCAGGCCAGCGTAACGGTCTCAGTTCAATGCACAACCGCAGGCACGGCCGGCAATGTGGCATCCGGCTCGCTCAATACGCTAGGAACTGCAATCGCTGGCGTTGACTATGTGTCTAATGCATCCACCGTGCAAAACGGCGAGGCGGCCGAATCAGACCCGGCCGCGCGCTCCAGATTCGTTATCTTCATCGCAAGCCTTGAGGCCGCTACGCTACTGGCAGTGATGAACGCCATAACGAGCGTTCAGCTCGGCATGACGGGGATCGTTGCGGAGAACCAGCAATACAACGGTATGGCGCAGAACGGATATTTCACCGTAATCGCCAATGATGGCAGCGGCGCACTTTCGTCGACCGAAAAAACGAGTGTTGAAAACGCTGTCGAAGCCGTCCGACCGCTGTGCTCCACCTATAGTGTCCATGGCCCTACTCAGTCCGTTGTCGCGGTCTCCATGACGGTCACCGTAGGCAGTGGTTACGCCCACTCAGATGTCGCGCCGCTGGTGCAGTCCGCTGTCAACGCATACATCGCAGGCATCGTTACCACTTCAAGCGGCGCCACGCTTCCCTATACGAATATCGCCACCCAGGCATGGGGCGTTGAAGGCGTGACCAACGTAACAAATGTTCTGGTCAACGGCGGAACGTCTGATCTGTCGATCGGCTATCAACAGTGCTTCACGCCCGGCACAATAACGGTAAATTAATATGGCGATCGGCGACCAATCGGATTTGCTTGGCCGGCTGCGCTCCTACATGCCGCCGACGTGGTTTGGCGACTGGGCCGACGCTCCGATCATTAGCGCACTGCTGAACGGCATTGCATCAGCTTTATCGACCGCCTACCTCCTGATCATGTTCTTCTGGGCACAAACCCGGCTGGACACGTCAAGCGGTGGATGGATCGACATATGGGCCTCAGATTTTCTCGGCAACACGCTGCCGCGCAAGCCGAACGAGTCAGACTCCAGTTACATCGCCCGTATCAAGATTGCGATCTTCCAGAAGCGAGCAACGCGTCCCGCGATGGAGAGCATGCTGACGCAATTGACCGGAAACGCACCGATCATCTTCGAGCCGGCAAGACCACTTGATACAGCAAACTTCGGCCCGAACAGTGGGGCTAACAGCTTCTTCGGCGTGGGCCGGTTTGGCTCGGTTGGGGCACCTTTTAGCGCTTTGATCATCGCATATCGCCCGCTCGTTACTGGCGGCCTGCTAGGCTCTGCATACAACGATGCGCCGCAGTGGTCGGCTTACGGCGCCCCGCTTTCACACGGCTATTTCGGCTCTCTGGCAGACGAAGTTACCGGCGCATCTGACGCCGATATATACGCCGCCATCAATGCCTGTCGCCCGATCGCAACAAATATCGGTGTATGCGTCACAAACTATGGCATCGCGCCGTTCACGCTCGATTCAACGTTCACTCTCGACTCGTCCACGATCTCATGAAAGCAATTCTGCGGAACATCGGCTTACTGCTTTTGGCGGCGTTCGTAACGAGCTCGGCCAACGCCCAGTTCACTCCCGGCCAGATTCTCACTGCCGCCCAGCTCAATAGCGCGCTGGCTGGGAAGGCGGCGTCAGCGTCCCTGTCGTCGGCAAGTGGCGCGGGGCTGATAGGCTTCGCGCGGCCCGAGGCGGGCGCCACCGCTAGATCTGCAGCGAGCAAGATGCAGGACGCTATGAGCCTGCTTGATTTTGGCGCGGATGCCACTGGCTCAACAGACAGCACAACGGCACTAGGCAATTTCTATGCCGCCGTCGTGCTGACCGGGAAGGCCGGGTATATTCCGGCGGGCACCTACAAGATTTCGAGCCAGGTGACGTGGGACGTCGCGGGCGCGCAAAACAAGGGCGTCAAGATATACGGCGATGGTCCACAGTCGATCCTCGACTTGTCGTCGGTAAGCGCCGGCCCTGCGCTTCTCATTCAGAATTCAAACAATACCGGAGCTTTCTATTCGTCGTTCCGTGGCTTTGCAGTTCGGACTAACGTCAATGGCGTTGGCGTACAGGTCGGTCAGGAGAGTTTCGCCGATGCGATGAACTCTTTCACGTTTGATCTGGTTGTCAACAATACGAATACCGGCGCCAACACGTGCGCCGTTGAGTTGAACTATGTTCTGAATTCGCTTGTCTCGATCGTCGCAAATAACAGCGGGAACACGGTAGGCGATGCCCTGCGCCTCCGACAGGCTCAGTTCAATACGTTTATCGGTTCTTATTCGACCGCGCTTAACGGTCTGCATCTGACTGGCGGCTACACGTTTGCGAATAATTTTCTTGCCATCGACAATGAGGTGGTCGGGACGGCGGTTACGATCGATAGTGCGAATGCCACAAAGAATACCTGGTATGGCGGCCAGTTCGTGTGGGCGACGGCGGGTATCAACGCGTCGGCGGGTTCTTTCAATCGATTCATCGGCACCAATTTCAGCACTAGCAGCACCATTGGCACAACGCTCAACGGAGTCGTAGCGTATGGGACGAATTACGGAACGGAGCAGTTTGGCAGCATCAAGACACCTGGTGGAATAGGGGCAATGCCAATGACCAGCACGACGGGCTCCAACGTCATTGGGCCTCATATGGTGCAGGGGAGCATCGCTCTGGCCGCCGGTACGGCTACCGTAACGCTGAGCGGCTCTGCTGTATTCACATCGTCGACCAGCTTCACCTGCACCGCAAACGATTCGACCGCAGCAAACTCAGTGAGAGTCAATCAGGCATCTGGTACGTCAATTACTTTCACCGGTACCAGCACAGATACCGTGCAGTTCCTATGCGCCGGTAATTAACCCAGCCGCACCAAACACCTCAGCCGCCTCCGGGCGGCTTCTTCATTTCTAAGCCCGCAATCGCGGGCTTTTTTCATTGCCCGGAGTATTCATGCGTCGTGTAGAAACGTACGTAGGGTCGCAGTGCTACGAGTGGATTGATAGCGCGCAGGCTCAAAGCACCATGACGGCGCTCGCCAAAGTCTGCGCCGCGCTGTTCGGCACCAGCACGCTCGTCAACGGCCTTCCGTGCGCCCCGACTGCGCCTGCATCGATGAAAGTACAAGTTGGCCCCGGCGAGATTTACTCGATGCAATCGCTCGAGGCTACGCCGTGCGGGACATTGCCGGCCGACACGTCACACACCATCCTCAAGCAAGGCATCCAGCTTGATTCGTACACGTCGGCGACGCTGGCTGCCCCTGTCTCTACGGGCCAATCAATCAACTACCTGATCGAAGCCCAGTATCAGGACTCCGATATCAGCCTGGACCCGACTACGGGCATTGCGCCTGTCGTTCTGCAGTTCTATAACGCAGCCAACCCGGCTGCTCCCTGGTCCGGCCCGAACAACAGCGGTTCGACCAGCAACACGTTCCGCGACGGCGTCATTGCCTACCAGCTCAAGGCTGGCTCGGCGGCCAATACGGGAGCGCAGATCACCCCCACTCCCGATGCCGGATGGACGGGTCTTTGGGTCGTCTCGGTGCCCTTTGGCGCCACGACGCTAACCAGCTCGAACATTGCGCCCTATCCCGGTGCGCCGTTCCTGTCGACGCCGATATTGACGCAGGTTCAGCAATCGCCATCGGTGGTAGGAGGCGCGCGGAACGTTGCAATGAGCGTTACCGCGGCGTCGGCCTCGGCATCGTTGGCCGCAGACGAAATCATCGTCAAGTCGGCGCTCGGCGCAAACTCGTATGTGTTGTCGAATTTTGCAAAGACCATCAACCTCGCGACGACCGGTGCCGGCGGAATGGACACCGGTACGGCGCCAGTTAGCGGTTATGTCGCGCTGTACGCGATCTACAATCCGACCGCGGGGACAAGTGCGCTTCTGGCTACGAATGCCACGGCTGCAAAGCAGCCCGAAGTGTACGGCGGCGCAAACATGCCGAGTGGCTACACGGCAAGCGCGCTGGTTTCGGTTGTACCGACCAATGCGAGCGGCCTGTTTCCGCCACTATTCCAGTTTGGACGAAGCGTTTCGACAGTTATTGGTACGGCGCTGAACACGTCGACCCCCGCATCTATCGTTACAGCGTTGAACATTGCTTCGTTTGTTCCAAAAAACGCAAAAAGTGTTAGTGGAAACCAGCAAACGCAAGTCTCTGCCACCGCCATTGGCACTAGCGCGCTGTATCCGTCTTCTTTCGGTTTCGGTGCAGTGTTCTGCTACTTGAACTCGCAAGCGTCTGCGGGTGGGGCTATCAATATTGCGTTCTCGAAGCTACTAATGCAAACACCACAAACCATCTACTACACAGCGAATGTGACGACGGGCACCGTGGGATACCAAGTGACTATCAGTGGGTACGACTTCTGACCATGACGACACTCTGCGTTCAATACTCGGATACTACCGAGGCTGTGATCGTTTCATACTTCGGTAGTCCACAAGACCCATCGGTATATCCTGGCTACGGGACCGTCGAGACGAGCGACGCGCGATGGAAGACGTTCTACGATTCTGAGCCGTTCATGCAAAGCGGACTTCCGGCCCCGACAGAGATTACTTGATGACCCCGCCATCCCCCCCCGAAGCGTAGATGGTGTTGCGCTGGATCTGAGCCAGCCGCCCGGGAATCTGGGTTGGCTTCCAGATAGCAGAGGTGTCGCCTCTTAGAGACCTCCGGTCCCAAGTGAAACGTAATAAAGCAGCGTGCCATATGCCAACACAAGAATGGCGATGGCGCAAAGCCTAGCGGCGCCATGCTTACGGTGGGCCGTTCGGAAATGCGGTTTCGGTGATGAAATTGTTTGCATGACTCGTCGTGGTTGGTTATTCGATTCGCAGATAAATTCTTGACTGCGGTAAAATCCGGCTTCTTCAGCAGAAAACCCATAATAGTAGTCTGAGAGCCGATCGACAATGACCAACTGCACCAAACGCCTGCTCAGTTTTCGATGGTTGCTCCCAATCGCCATTGCGCTCCTGGGAGTCGTGTATATCTCCCAAACGTGGTCACCTTCGTCATACGGACTTGTGCTACAGGTGCTCCACGCAAAGGACACCGGAATCGTGGCTGGCGAGCCCAGACCGATCCGGTCGGATGAGTGGGCGGTTATCACATCGTTGACTGCGGGATCGGTAAACAATCACTTTGAGCGTTATAACAAGACGTCGCCCTATAGCGATGATATGCGTATCGCATTCGCAGTTCCGATCAACGACTGGGGCTGGTTCTTCAAACCGACGATGATGCTGTATCGCTTCGTCAACCCGGCCTACGCGTTCTCCTTTCACTACTTCGCTACGTTTGCCCTGTTCATCCTCGGGTACACGTACCTGTTCCGGGTGATCGGTGCCGGGCGAGCGGCGTCCGTCCTGCTGGCTTTCTGCTCGTACTTTACCGCCTACTCGCAGTTCTGGTGGACCGACAAGGGCGTGCTGTTCGCACTCTATGGCGCGGCGATGGCCGTTCTATTCGTGCACCGCATTCCGAAGTGGGGCCGCCTGCTGCTGTTCTACTGGCTGCTCACCGGCATGATGATCGAGATGTTCTATCCCCCGTACATCGTGTCACTAGCCTTCGTCGGCGCGGTCTTTGTCATCGTGTACGGCAAGGAGTGGATGCGGCCCGCGCCGTTCGCCGGGCTCGTGATCGCGGCCGGCGCAGCATCTGCGACCACCGCGCTCTACCTGAAGGACTATCTGCTCGCCACGATGAAGACGCTGTATCCGGGTGGCCGCGCCTTCTCGGGCGCCGGCATCGGTTTGCGTCAGGCTATCTCGCAACTGTTCCCCTTCTCGATGTTCGATGGGCATTTTCATGAGCTGGTGCCGAATTCGAACATCTGCGAATCCGCCACGTTCGGCGTGTTCTTCGTCCTGCTGGCCATATGCTTCGCGAACTATCGCAACCTGCCGGCCGCGGTGAAAGACCGTGTGTTTTTGCGTCGCTCGCTCATTCTCGGCGTCGCGCTCGCAATGATGCTGGCGTGGGAACTGCTGCCGATTCCCTCGAGCGTCGGCCGACTCTTGCTGTGGGATAACGTCCACCCAAGCCGGATGCAGTACGCACAGGGCTTGCTGCTGCTTTTCTTCGTCGTGCATGTGGTGACACGCCTTGGCTATTCCGTAAAGCCTGCGCGCATCGTGGCTTTCGTTTCACTGGTAGTGATCGGATGGATGCTGACAAAGGCCCGCTCCGAAGTCCCGTTCTGGCCGAACCTGATCGACCTGCTGATCATCCCGTTCGCCGTTTCCGCCTATCTGGTCGCGCGCCACACGAAGATCGACCCGGCCGTGCCGCTGCTTGCCGCGTCACTCGTGACCGTGGCGCTAGTCATTGGCCGGTTCAACCCGTTGCAGCAGGCGTGGCCGATCTTCAACCGTGAAGACACGCCCGTCATGGCGCAGATGCGTGACGCAGTGGATCCGAAAACCGGGTATCTGGTGAAGCAGTTTTTCCCTGCGTCGGTGCAGAACGGGCTCGGATTCAAGTCGATTGCCTACACGACCGCCGTCCCGCAATGGCACTTCTGGGAGCAATTCCGCGACAAGGTCGACGCAGAGACTTTCAACACTGCGTTCAACCGCTATTCGAATATCTCGGTGCGTGACATTCCAAAGCCAATGAACCCATCCGGCGACGCCGTGGTCGTTCCGAAATCGTGGTTCGACACAGCACAGTGATCTGAGCAAAAGACATCAGATCATCTTGTCGACTGTTGGGGCTGCGATCGGGAATGTTCAAAGTCAGTTGCTCGGGCTGCATATACGATGCGCCCATCCTAACTTGGGTGCGCTCATTGGCTGAATTTACAAAGTTCTACCATCTGTACCCCAGCGTCACCATGTGCGCCGCCCTGAACCCAAGCGGAACATTGCTATTGCTGACGTTCTTCGACGGCGTGCTGATGTAGGTGTAGCGCACAGTCACCTTCTTGTAGGCAACTGATGCGCCAGCCACCCATGTGAGCTGCGGCTTGGGATCATGCGCCAGCGTTTCCACAGAGCCACGCGGCCCCCAAGGGCTTGTGGCCGACATGACGGTCATGGTTGACGTCCATGTGCCCTTGAAGATTGCCGGGCCGCC